TCAGCGACATTTATATCGATCGCAAACAAGGCGATTCTGTAACAGGAACAACAGTTCAGCGTGTTCAGGTTCCATTGGCATATGCCCCAAAAGAGAAATGGTTAGTTCGTATTGAACAAGATCCAGAATTAAAGAATAACACATATACAACTCTACCACGTATGTCTTTTGAGATTACTGGTTATACGTATGATTCTACAAGAAAAATTAATCGCATGCAAAAAATTACGTGCGGATCAGCATTAGAATCTATGAGTTTTGTTTATACACCTGTTCCATACAACATTGATATATCTTTGTATGTATTAACTAAAACTCAGGAAGATGGTTTGCAAATTATAGAACAGATTCTTCCAACATTTACACCTGAATACACATTGGCAGTTAAAACTGTTCAGGATATGAATATTGTCTTGGATGTCCCTATTATTTTAAACAGTGTTTCTGTTCAAGATGACTATGATGGAGATTTCCAGACTCGTCGCTTTGTTACTCATACTTTAAACTTTACATTAAAGACTAGCTTGTTTGGACCTGTTTCTGGTCAGGGAATTATTACTCAAGTTAATGCCAATGTTGGGCAGAATGAAAACTTCAGTAACCCGAACAGAGTTTATGTTGCTGATGGTGATCCTATAACTGCAACAGTTTCTCAAGAAAATTGGGAAGATAATTTCTAAAAATGGTTAAAATATATAATGCTAATGCGAACTTAAAAGCTGCTGGAGTAACTG